ATGTTACAACTACCAATGGCAGAAGATCAGGGCCGAAGCCATCAGGCTTCAGCCTTACTGTTCCTTCTGTGGTTCGGTCAATGACTTGACCGGAGACCACATACGCCCGCTCAAAGAAGGCGGAAGCAACACACTCGATAACGTCCGCGTCCTCTGCCGGTCATGCAATACGCGCAGAGAGAACGATCTCCGGAAGGGCAAGCGCTACTAAGCCCGCTCTTCCGGCGGCCGATAGGCCACCCCCCACAGAGCTATTCGACTCTTCCCCATGGATCAAGCACAAACCTTTAGCCATCTCGGGAAATTCGGACATCTCTACCATTAGGGGGGATCTAGAACTTTCTGGGTCGCTTCTCCAGACCCGCGCCCTTCCTGAAACTTCAACGCGCGGGGGTTCGTCTGAGTTCGTGGGAATTGCAGAAAGTGACGGATGCGGCCGGATGGTCGCGGATAGTCGTCTGATCAGCGCGGATGATTCCGCGCGTACAACAGAAGCGTTTCCCAGAAGGGGGAATTCAAGCCGAAAGAGGTACCGTCATGCCAGGTCCGCCGCCTACTCCGTCCAAGCTGGTCGAGCTGAAGGGCAATCCTTCGAAGAAGAAGCTCACCGGGAGCGAGCCTGAGCCGGCCAGGGGTGCGCCTAAGCCGCCCGCGGATCTCTCGGGTGAGGCTCTGGCCGAGTGGGGCCGTGTAGTGCCCGAGCTTGACCGCCTGGGCCTTCTGACGAAGGTCGACCGGGCCTATCTGGTGGCGTACGTCGAAGCATGGGCCACCTTCGACAGTGCACGCGCAGCCATGCGCGAGTACGGGCCGCTTGTCGCCGGTCGTGACGGCGGAATGGTCAAGAACCCGGCGGCCCAGGTCATGAGAGACGCGGCTGATCTCATGATCAAGTTTGGTAGCCGTTTCGGCTTGTCTCCCTCGGACCGTTCGCGGCTCTCTGTGCCCACGGAACCCGAGGCTGGCCCCGACGCTCAGGTTCTCTCCCTCCTGAGCTGACAGGGGCCTTCTGGCCCCGCCTCAGGGGTCTTCCGGGGTTGAGCGCATGCGTTGACTGGCGAAGGCGGTTCGCGGTCCGTGTGCGCTCCCCCGGTTTTGTCTTCCCTTCGCGGAGTATTGGACTCCCTCAGCGTGGCGACGCTTTCACCGGTTCGACACCGGGCGAAGGGGCAAAGGGTCGCACCCCTGTTCCTGAAACTCCCCCCGATCAGGGGACGGAGGGAACGCGCGCTTAGTTTAAACGGTAAAACTCCCCCTCTTCCGGGGGCGTTGTCGGTTCGAGTCCGGCAGTGCGCACCATAAGTCATTTCACCAGCGGGGGGTTCGCGTGGATATCACCACTTACGGCGGCAGGAACTATTTCGTCAACCTGGGCGGCAGCATGCAGGGTCAATTCAACTTGCGTGAGGGCGTCGAGCGCACTCCGGAACTGGACGCTAAGTTGAAGGCTGTCGTTTCTGCCTTTGCGGACTTCTACACGGCCATGTATGGGCCGCTCTACGGTGCGGGCATCAACGCTATGTATGCGGACTGGACTACCACCAGCAACAGCGATGTACTGATAGACCCGAGCGCGTGAGCGCTCCCCGTAAGCGCCGTAAGCGGCGTGGGGACGGTTGGCTGTCGCGCCGTGAGTACGCGATAAAGCTTCGCTGCGAAGGCTGGGGCGTTCCGTACACGAAGGTGAGCCGTTCCCGGGTCTTCAACCGTGACGGTTGGGTGTGTCAGCTTTGCGGGCAGCCCATTGACCGGGCTGTCCGTTTCCCGAAGCCGCATAGCGCTTCGATTGATCACATCGTTCCCCTGTCTCACGGCCCCGGTACTCCGGGGCACGTCCTGAGCAATTGCCAGGCCGCACACTTCGGCTGCAATGCCTCGAAGGGCAATCGCGTGTGAGTGATCTTCTCTCGTAACCGGTCTTTAGGAGTTGCAAAGACCGAACGAAAGGGGGAAGCGTGAGCGACCTTATCCGCTCCCCCTACGGGCCGGCCGAACCGCTACCTGGTTTCTTTCAGTACGACGAAGCGCGGGCCGAACGCGCCGTTCAGTTCATTGAAAAGCTGATCGTGCATACGAAGGGTCGCCATGCTGGCGCTCCCTTCGTTCTCGACGCGTGGCAAAAGGTCGAGCTTGTGAAGCCGCTCTTCGGAACGGTCTTCTGGGATGACCAGTACGAAGAGTACGTGCGTCAGTACCGCATTGCATGGCTTGAGATGGCCCGTAAGAACGGCAAGAGCGAGCTTCTTAGCGCGTTCGCTCTCCTGGGCCTGGTCGGCGATGACGAAGAGTCCGCCGAAGTCTATTCGGTCGCTGTCGACCGGGATCAGGCCGGGTTGGTCTACTCGACGGCTAAGCGCATGGTCGAGCTGAACCCGATCCTGAACAACAGGCTTGAGATCATCGACTCGAAAAAGCGGATCATCGACCGGAAGACGAACAGCTTCTATCAGGTGCTTCCCGGTGACGCTGCGGGTGCCCTCGGAACGAACCCGTCAATGGTTCTGTTTGATGAGGTACTGACGCAGAGGGACAGGCATCTCTGGGATTCGATGCGGCAGGGTTTTGGTACCCGCCGTCAGCCGATCATGATTGCTGCGACTACCGCCGCGTACCGAACCGCGGCCTTCGCCCTCGAAGAGCATGAGCATTCCCTTCGCGTTGCCGAGGATCAGAACCTAGACCCTGCCCGTTTCGTCTTCGCACGGAACGTGCCGGATGACTGGGACTGGACGGACGAAGGCGTACCGCCTTCCGAAGAACACCCCAAGGGTACGGGTTGGTATCTCGCTAACCCTGCCCTGGGTTCCTTCCTGAATATCAACAACCTTCGAGCCGAAGCTGTCGAGGCGAAGGAAAAGCCGACCGCGCAAAACTCCTTCCGCGTGTTCCGGCTGAACCAGTGGGTGTCTCAGGCGAACCGGTGGCTGGACATGCACCTATGGGACGAGAACGGCACGGCGAAGTTTGATCGCGACCTTCTGAAGGGCCGCCCCTGCTATGCCGGTATCGACCTGGCCGCAACGGGCGACTTCAACGCATGGGTTCTTCTCTTCCCCGGTACGCCGAATGATCCGGACGGCGACGGCTGGACGGTCGTTCCTCACTTCTGGGTTCCTCGGCCGGCTGTCGAGAAGCGCTCGAACATGAAGAGCCACTTCGAGGTGTGGGAGAGGGACGGTTCCCTCACGGTGACCGAGGGTCCGACTACGGACTTCAAGGCGATCTTCCGGCACATCGCGCGTGACGCTGAAGACTTCGATATTCGGTTCTTCGGCTACGACCCGTGGAACGCTACTCAGCTTGTCAACGAGCTTGAAGAACACGGCCTAGCGGCCGTGAAGGTGCCTCAGTCTTCCGCGCGACTCAACGACCCGTGCAAGGCGATCGAGTCGGCCCTAGCGGCCCGAGAGCTGCACCACGGCGGGCATCCGGTGCTTCGTTGGATGGCCGATAACGTCGAGCTTGACGTGACCGGCGACGGGCTTGTGAAGCCTTCTAAGGCGAAGTCCGGCGAGAAGATCGACGGTATAGCGGCTCTCGCTAACGCCTTCTTCCTGACGGCTCTCCCGGCGGACGAACAGGTTCACGTGACCTTCGTCAACTTCAACGAGAAGTACACGGACGAAGAGCTTCAGGCATTGCTCACCCCTGCCACTCGGCAGGAAGAACGGGAAGCTCAGTTCTTCCCGGACGACGATTAGGAGATTCATGAATCGGCCCAACCTGGGCCGCTTTCTCCGGTCTGTCGCGTCTTCGTTCGTCCCGAACGTCTTTCAGCTCGGCTCACTCACCTTCGGGGTGTTGGCCGCCTACGACGTTGCGCGCCCCCTCGGTCATCTTGCCGTTGCTGTGTGCCTGGGGCTGGTCGGTTACGCCACGGACGGGGGCAAGCGGTGAGCCTGTTTACACGCTTTGCTGAGCTTCGATCTTCGCTCTCTGGCAGTGCTGCCGATTGGGAACGGGATATCGAAGGTTCCGGAGTCCGAACGTCTTCGGGGCGGAAGGTCAGCCGTTGGAACGCAACTCAGATGGTTGCGGTTTACGCCTGTCAGTCGCTCATTGCTGACTCTGTGGCGTCCCTGCCAGTCGACCACATCACGACCATTAATGGACGACGAGAGCCGTTTACACGGTCTCCCCGTTGGGTGAGTCAGCCGAACCCGTATCAGACCTCTTACGAGTTTTGGTTCCGCGTGATCATCAGTCTTCTGACTGACGGAAACGCGTTCCTCTTCACGCTGCGGAACGACCGGGGCGAAGTTCAGGCCCTCTACTGCCTTCACCCGTCTTACGTGCGCATTCTCGACGGCCCCCTAGGGGATAACCGGTACGAGGTTGCGGATGATAGGGGCGTTGTTCAGGGCGTCTACGACCGTACCGAGATTCTGCACGTTCCGGCCTTCACGGTGCCTGGGAAGACTCGCGGCCTGTCGCCTATCGACAACGCGCGAGAGGCTATCGGCCTGGGCCTCACGGCCGAGGAGTTCGGCGCGAGGTTCTTTGAGCAGGGAACCACGATGGCCGGTGTCATCGAACATCCCGGTTCGCCGAAGCCTGACGAAGCGATCCTTCTTCGGAACATGTTCCGCAAGAGCCATGCCGGAGTGAAGAACAGTCACTCGGTCGGTGTGCTGACTGGTGGCGCTTCCTTCAAGCCGATCACGATTACGCCCGAACAGGCTCAGTTCCTGGAGACTCGGCGTTTCCAGAAGGCGGAGATTGCCCTTCTGTACCGCGTGCCGGCCTACCTGGTCGATTCCCAGGTGACTTCGACCTGGGGTAGCGGCGTTGAGGAACAGAACAAGTTCTTCGTAGACCAGACACTCATGCCGTGGATTGTTCGTATCGAACAGGCCGTGTCGACGTTCCTTCTCCCGGGCCTTCAGTACATCCGGTTTAACGTCGACGCTCGGCTTCGAGCGAAGACGAAGGAACGCTTCGAGGCTTACCAAATGGGCCTGGATAACGGCTTCATGAACGCGGATGAGATCCGCGCGCTTGAGGACCTTCCTCCGCTTCCGAAGAAGCTCGGTCAGCGGTTCTACCGGCCGTTGAATCTCGGCGTCGTGGGCGAAGAGGACAAGAACAAGCCTGCGGCTGTCCCTGCTCCCCCGGCGCAAGCGCCGCCGCCTGATCCGAATGCGCCTGACGCGCAGAATCCGGACCCGAACGCACAGGGGAACAACAATGCAGCTTGAGCGTAGGCATGTGCCTACCGAGTTTGAGGTTCGGAGCGAAGGTAACTCCTTCAGCTTCGAGGGTTACGCGCTGAAGTGGGACGCGCGGTCTCAGAACCTCGGGGGGTTCCGTGAGCGGGTCGCCTCGGGGGCGACTTCCGACACGATCCAGAACGATGACATTCGGGCGCTCTTCAACCATGACCCGAACCTGATTCTGGGCCGGAACCGGGCAGACACGTTGCGCCTTTCCGAGGACACAACAGGTCTTCACTATCTGGTGGGGATGCCCGATACCACGTACGCGCGTGACCTGGCCGTGGCCATGGAGCGCGGAGACGTTACTCAGTCGAGTTTCGGCTTCCGGACTTCCGGACCCGAGGGCGATACCTGGGCCGAGGACGAAGACGGTTACCCGCTTCGCACTCTGCGGAAGATCGCTCTCTTCGATGTTTCGCCGGTGACTTACCCGGCATATACCGACTCCACTTCCGGTGTCGGTTCGCGTGCTCTTGAGCTTCTGGCCGAGACTCGCGGAATTTCCGTTGCGCGGCTGGATTCGCCCGAAGCGATCCGGGCCGCTATTCGGGGCGAGTTTGACGCTCCGGCGCTATCTGAAGCGCGGACTGACTTTCCCCGATACGAGCTGCCTACCGATCCGGTGGCGGCTCTTGCGGCTCTTCGTCGCTTCTAGCTGATCCGAAACTAGTATTTGGAGCGTTCATGGACTTCGCGTCCGTTGCTACGGCCGCGCTTGAGAAGCGGGCCAACCTGATTTCCGAGCTTCGTACCGTCGAGGCTGACACCACCCTTTCCGAGGCCGAGAAGCGTGAGCGCGTCGAGCGCATTGACGCTGACGTTCGTGGCCTTGAGGCGGAAGCCCGTGACGCTGTAGAGCGTGGCGAGCGTGAGGCCGAGGTTCGCACTCTCGCGGAGCGCGCGGGCGGCCTGGTCGTCCCCGGTAACCCGGAGGCGCGCGGCGCTGAGGTGGACGAGGCTTCCGAGCTTCGCGCCCTGGCGCGCGGCGACCGTGCGGCCGTCGACTTCGACCTTCGTACCGCGACCAGCGGAACCGCAGCGAACGCGGGCAACACCTACGCGGGCACCTTCGTGGCTCAGGTGATCGAGGCAATGCGCGTACGGTCCGACTTCTTCGGTCTGGCCCGGACCCTCACCACGGGTTCCGGCGAGACGCTGACTTACCCCGTGAAGAACGCCCGGCCGACCGCCGCCCAGGTGGCGGAGAACACGGCCTACGGGAAGTCTGACGAGGGTTGGGCGACGACTGCGATCGGCGCTTACAAGTACGGCGTCATTGTCG